GCGCTTGGCTTCAGACACTGAGAAGCTTGTTGCATTTGCGCTTTCCAAATTTGAGGAGTAAGTCTAATGGCTAGTTATATCAAACTTCTTGCAGAAGAAACCGATTTGACAGCCGCTACCACAGTGGGTGCTGCTCGTTTGGTTAGACTTCATAACACATCAGCCGGCGCTCTTTTGGTTACTCAAAAGAATGACACTCCTGCAACGATTGCATCTATTACTTTGACTGCAGGAGAAGTTATTGTTTTGGAAAAAGCTACCACCGATACATTGGAAGGTGGTGTGGACATCACAGCGGTTGCAGTAGCATACTCAAGCTAAAATGAAATCCTTCAAACAGTTTTTAGAACAGAAGACTCCTAACTTAGTTGCTAAGCATGCTCGCAAATTCAACAAAGCTGCGGTGCACAAGGATAAGAAGAAAGAATCTAAAAAAGGTTATACAAAACATAAAGGAACACAACAATGAAGCTCATCACAGAATTGAATGAAACAGTTAGTTTCATCACCGAAGAAAGTGCAGATGGTAAGAAGTCTATGTTCATTGAAGGCGTCTTTATGCAAGCAGATCTTCCCAACAGAAACGGGCGTCTTTATCCGTTTGAAGTTCTGAATAAAGAAGCAGAAAGATACAATGAAGAATATGTATCTAAGGGAAGAGCATTTGGTGAACTGGGGCATCCAGAAGGACCAACAATTAATTTAGAGCGTGTTAGTCATTTGATCAAGGATCTTCGAGCAGAAGGTACAGACTTTATAGGTAAAGCAAAAATCCTTGACACACCTTACGGTAATATCGTAAGAAACTTGATTGGCGAAGGCGCTCAGTTCGGTGTGTCCACGCGAGGTATGGGTTCTCTTGAAGAACACAAGGACGGATACAAAGTAGTAAAAGACGATTTTCATTTGGCCACGGCAGCAGACATTGTAGCAGATCCTTCTGCTCCTGATGCGTTTGTTCGGGGTATCATGGAAAACAGAGAGTGGGTTTGCGTAGATGGCCACTGGATGGAAAAACAAATCGAAGAGTCAAAGAAAATTATTAAGAAAGCATCTACTAAACAGTTACAGGAAGCGAAGCTAAAAGTTTTTGCATCCTTCCTCAAAAGCCTGTAGTTAAAACTATTATTTTTATAAATAACTTAATAATTGACTCAAATTATTTTTTAAAAGGAGAATCGTATGACAGCAGAAATCCAGCATGATTTAGAGGAAAACACTGTTGACACAGCGGTAGAGGAAGTGGTCGAGACAACTGAAGAAGTTGTTGAAGAGCAATCTTCTATTGATGTTGATGCGCTGTTTTCTGGCGAAGATTTGTCAGAAGAGTACAAGTCACAAGCAAAGGCTATCTTTGAAGCCGTTGTTGCTGAGCGTGTTAAAGAAAACACTGCAAAGCTGCAAGAAGAATTTGACGCTAAGTTCGAAGAAGAAACTAATACTTTCGCCGAAGGCTTAGTATCTAAAGTGGATGAATACCTTGAGTATGTTGTTTCCGAGTGGATGGAAGAAAACAAACTCGCGGTAGAGCGTGGTATTCGTGCTGAAATGGTAGAGGACTTCATGGTAGGTCTGAAAAACCTTTTCGTTGAGCATTACGTAGATATCCCTGAAGACAAAGTTGACGTAGTAGAAAATTTCGCTAATGAAATTGAGTCTCTGAAGGGTGAGCTTGACAAAGCCGTCAGCGATAACAACGAGCTTTCTGAGCAGTTGAAGTCACTGAAGAAAGAAAAGGTACTTGAGCAAGTTTCTGAAGGTTTGACAGAAGTTCAAATTGAGAAGTTCAAGTCTTTGTCAGAAAATGTCGAATTCGAATCAGAAAAAGACTACACTGAGAAAGCTGAAATGATCAAGAAGAAGTACTTCACCGAATCTACTGAATCAGTATCAGAAAAAGAAAGTCTCGTAGAAGATGCAACTGAAGAGTTGTCTGAAGCTACAATTTCTCCTCTGATGCAAAGATACGTTCAAAATCTTTCAAGCATTGTTAAAAGTTAATTTTTTATAAATAATAACAGAGTTTAGAATTTACTCAAAGGAGAAAACTATGTCAACAGATATTTTACAGAAAAAGTGGGCTCCCATTCTTGAGCATGCTTCCATGCCTAAGATTGAAAATGCTCACAAGCGTGCTGTAATGGCTCAGCTTCTTGAGAACCAAGAAATCGCTGTCCGAGAAGGCCAATCAGGTGGTTATGTTCAACAAACTTCATTGTTGAATGAAACAACTAACGTTATTGGTAATAACATTGGTGCTGCAGGTGCGGTAGATGCTGCTGGTGTCGATTTTGTAGATCCCGTACTGATTTCTTTGGTACGTCGTGCTATGCCTAATCTTATCGCTTATGACATCTGCGGCGTACAGCCTATGTCAGGTCCTACTGGCTTGATCTTTGCTATGCGTTCACACTACACCGATCCAACTGGCGCTGAAGCCCTCTTTAATGAAGCTGATACTGGCTTCTCTAACCAGGACTCTGCCGGTTCACTTAGCAACGGTACGCACAGTGCAACGAGCAGCCCAGTTGATGGTGTCTACACTGTAGGTCAAGGCATGTCAACTTCCGAAGCTGAACAGTTGGGTGTTACTAATCAATTCAAAGAAATGGCTTTCACTATCGATAAAGTTGCTGTATCAGCTAAGAGCCGTGCTCTGAAAGCAGAATACACAATGGAATTGGCGCAAGACTTGAAAGCAGTTCATGGTTTGGACGCTGAGCAAGAACTTGCTAACATTCTTTCTGCTGAAATCCTCGCTGAAATCAACCGTGAAGTTGTTCGTACAATCAACATCACTGCTAAGCAAGGCGCTCAGCAAACAGCTACGCCTGGCACATTTGACCTCGACGTTGATGCTAACGGTCGTTGGTCAGTTGAAAAGTTCAAGGGTTTGATGTTCGAACTTGAGCGTGAAGCAAACGAAATCGCTCGTGCTACACGTCGCGGCAAGGGTAATCTTCTCATCTGTTCTTCTGACGTAGCTTCTGCTCTTCAGATGGCTGGTGTTCTGGATTATACTCCTGCTCTTTCTAACAGCCTTCAAGTAGATGACACTGGCAACACGTTCGCTGGTGTATTGAATGGTCGTGTTAAAGTGTACATCGATCCTTACTTCAATGCTACTAATGGTCTTCACTACGCAACTATGGGCTACAAAGGCACGTCTTCATATGATGCTGGTCTTTTCTACTGCCCTTACGTACCTCTCCAGATGGTACGTGCGGTTGGTCAAGATACGTTCCAGCCTAAGATCGGCTTCAAGACTCGTTACGGCATGGTCGCTAACCCATTTGCTACTACAAATGGCGCTGGCGCGATTGATGTTACTTCACCTGCTGCTGGTGATCAAAACATCTACTATCGTCGCATTGCGATTGCTAACTTGATGTAATATCAAATCAGCAATAAGACTGATGTTTAAGGGGCTCTTCGGAGCCCCTTTTTTTATGCGTTATAAATACAAATATTAAACAAGAGATTGATTGAATGGCACCCACTAATCTAAGTTTTTTAGCAAACAACAAATACGAGTTTGTTATTGAACGCTTACCAAACTTCACGTTCTTTATACAGGGTGTTGTTATGCCATCTATTACTATGGACCCTGTACAGACAAACTCCCCGTACACTGCAGTATACAATCCAGGTAATCAGTTGAGATACGAACAATTGCAAATCACGTATGCAGTTGATGAGGATATGCAGTCTTGGTTTGATATCTACAATTGGATGGTCAATCTTGGAAATCCTACTTCATTGGACAAACTAGGAACGCTAACAAAAGTTGCAGGAAAAGAGAACAGTGTTACGTCCGACGCTTCTTTATTGATTAAGACGAATGCTAACAACAATAACATTGATGTCAAGTTTTATGACATATTTCCTGTAGAACTTACGGGGTTCAATCTAAGCACATCTGAAGGGCAAGACTTCCAGACAACAACCGCGACATTTGCATACACATATCTTGAAGCAACTTTATTGACATAAACTAAACTTTATGTTATAATGTGACATTTCGGCTTATTATGGATTTTTTATGACACTTGATGAAATTATTGAAGAATGGAAAAGTGATTCTCTTATAGACTCTACAATGCTAGGCGCTGAATCGCTAAGGATTCCAGTGCTGCACAGTAAGTATATGAAGATATATTACGAAGAGCGCCGCAGATTAAAAGCAGCAGAGTTTCAAAGCAAAGAAATGTATCTGGCTAAGCACGAGTACTACGCAGGCAAAATGTCTGAAGAAGAACTCAAAGAGCGAGGCTGGGAACCTTTTGACAAGTTGTTGCTTAAGACAGAGACTGAGATGTATATGCAGTCGGACAAAGAAATCATACAGACAAACATAAAGATTGTCAATCAAAAAGAGAAGATGTCTTTGCTGGAAGAAATCATTAAGAATCTAAACCAAAGAAACTTTCAAATCAAAAATGCTATAGACTATATGAAACTGACAGGTGGTGAGTTGTAATGTCAGCCATCAAGGTATCAAAGCTAAACGATGTATACGCTTACGTTCACTGTGAAAAAGGTGAAGGTATGGAAATAAGCGAACACTTTACGTTTATGGTGCCTGGATATAAGTTTATGCCCGCATACAAAAACAAAGTGTGGGATGGGAAGATAAGATTGTATCATTCTCATAATCAAACTTTGTATTATGGATTGATACCACACCTAAAACATTTCTGTGACGAGCGTGGATATCATTTTGAGCTAGACAGAACTGTTGATGCTGATGAGGAGTTTTCTGTTGAAGAAGCCAAAGAGTTTATCGCTAGTTTAAGTTTAGCGTTAGAGCCTAGAGATTATCAAATAAAAGCGTTTGTTCATGCGATACGAAAACGCAGAGCAATGCTATTATCTCCAACCGCATCTGGTAAGTCACTAATCATATATTTGGTTACACGATACCTTGCAGGTAAAACGCTAATCATAGTTCCTACAACATCTCTTGTTTCTCAGCTATACAAAGACTTTTCCGACTATGGATTTGATTCTGATAATAACGTTCACCAGATTATGGCGGGAGCAGACAAACACACCAACAAAGATATTGTCATCTCCACTTGGCAGTCTATCTACAAGCAATCAAAAAGTTGGTTTGATCAATTTGATGTTGTGATAGGAGATGAAGCGCATCAGTTTAAAGCCAAGTCATTAACTTCTATTATGACTAATCTAGAGAACTGTGCATATCGGTATGGATTTACTGGAACACTTGATGGGACACAGACACATAAATTAGTGTTAGAAGGATTGTTCGGTGCAGTAGAAAAAGTAACGACTACAAAGACGCTAATGGATGAAGGCAATCTATCAGAGTTTAGAATCAAATCTCTTATTCTAAAACACACAAAGGAAAACTGTAAGTTAGTCAGCAAATATAAGTACCAAGAAGAAATTGATTATCTCGTATCGTCGGTTGCTAGAAATAATTTTATCACTAACCTATCAGTATCGCTTGAAGGTAATACACTATTATTGTTCCAATATGTAGACAAACACGGAAAAGTATTGTATAATACCATTTGTGATAAAGTGCAAGAGAACAGGAAAGTGTTCTACGTGTCAGGCGAAACTAAAGCAGACAAAAGAGAAGATATCAGGTCGATTGTAGAAAATGAAACTAACTCTATCATTGTTGCTTCATATGGGACATTTTCTACTGGTATAAATATAAAGAACTTGCATAATGTTATATTTGCTTCGCCTAGTAAAAGTAAAGTGAGAACTCTACAGTCAATCGGTAGAGGATTAAGACTGGGAGATAACAAAGAATATGCGACACTATATGATATTGCTGATGACCTTACTCACGGCAAAAAACAAAACTACACTCTACAACATTTTGTTGAGAGAATGAAAATATATAATGAAGAGAAGTTCTCTTATAAGATATACCAAATACAGTTGAAGGATTGATTATGAATATATGCAAAATAATAAAAACAGTGTCTGGCGATACAATCATAGCAGAGATTGTTGCTGAAACATTATCGTATATTGAAGTAACTAATCCTTTTCAAATCTATAATGAATATTCTTCAACAGAAAATCAGGTACTAAATCTACAAGTAGCCAAGTGGGATTATAGTTCAACATTTAAAGACCCATTTAGAATCTACAAGACAGGGATTATTTCTGTATCTACACCTACAAGCAAACTTGAACAGTCTTACTATCAAGTACTGAATACTGAGTTCTTAGATACAGAAGATACTGAGGTTGCTTCTGAAAAGAAGGACCTAATGAGTGATGATGAGTTAAATAACTTTTTAGATGAGTTGGAAAAGAAGTACAAGAAGGAAATACATTAGTATTAGTCATTATTATTGGCTACACTGCTATTCTACCCTATTGTCAAGCATTTGTCAAGTTTTTTTGAGGATTTTATTATGAAAGACAAACCACTGAAGCACTACGTTAACAACCAAGAGTTTTTGGAAAATATGATTGAGTATCGCAACTTAGTCATCAAAGCCAAGAAGAACAATAAGCCTAGACCAAGAATTCCTGAGTATATTGGTTCCTGTCTTTTTAAGATTGCGACACATTTATCCCGCAAGCCAAACTTTGCTAACTACACATTCAAGGATGATATGATTTCAGACGGTGTGGAGAACTGTTTGCTGTACATTGACAACTTTGACCCAGAGAAGTCTAAGAATCCATTCTCTTACTTTACGCAGATTATTTACTATGCATTCCTGCGCAGAATACAGAAAGAGAAGAAACATCTATACGTGAAATATAAGAGTATGGAAAATGAAATCATTAACACGCTCATTCAAAATCTAGGCGAAGACCACGTCACAGAGCAACTCAATGGGATGATGCACGATGCGTACAGTGAAGAGTTCATTGCCGATTTCATTGAGAGTTTTGAAGCAACTAAACAAAAGAAGAAAGAGAAGGCTAAGAAAAAGTCTTGACATTTCATTAGATTTTGTCTATAATACGCAACAATAACTATTAGTGGATATTTTATGAAGGTATGCCTTTTGGGTGATACGCACTTTGGGGTACGTAACGATTCCCTAGCGTTTCACAGATATTACGATGAGTTCTATACAAAACATTTCTTCCCGTACCTACAAGATAATGATATCAAAACAATCATCCAGTTAGGTGACTTGTTTGACCGTAGGAAGTATATTAACTTTGTTTCGTTGTCGGAGAGTCGCAGATATTTCTTTGACCGATTGGCTGAGTTTGACATTGACTTTCACGCATTGATTGGTAATCAC